CCAACCAGGCTTGCCATCAGAAGACTTACTCTTGCCAAACCAGTCACGCAAAGAATTATCACCACTTTTGTTTGCTTCTTCAACTTTCTTCTTCATGGGTAAACCCTTGTGTTTTGTTTTAGCGAAATCTTTTACGTCGGAACGCTTGGCGGTGGCAGCAACTTTGGCAACCTCAGGCGAGGGATTTTCCATTTCCCCTTTCTGAGCCGCTCTAACCATCCCGAAGAATCTTTGTTGCTTTTTGGAGACTGCTTTTTCACTGATGCCACCAAACACATCACTATATGTAGGTGGCATTTTTTGCATTTCTCCCATCGCCATCTTATTTGCGGTCTTATGCATGACTTCCTTGTCACGATTGCCATATAACTTAGCCCATCGTGACTTACCCTTCATCATACCCCTAATGTATTTCTTAGCGGTTTGATTGATTGCAGGTGGAATATCAGACTTAAAACCTTCAGCCATATCATCCGCCGACTACTTGGACTTCTTCGACGATAACTGCTTGACCAGTTACAGCAATCTTTACTGCTCTTTGGACGAGTGCTTGAGAACCGCTGTAAGCGTAAGTGTAGTCAGCAGAAGCAGCTGAAGAGTCCACATCAGTTGTAATCGTGCTGCCAGTAACCGCTGTGATTTTTTTACCAACGGTGCCAGCAGATAGAAATTCACTGCCAATTGCAGGGGAAGTTGAGTCATCTACTACTGCGATAAAATCGCCTACTGAGAATGGGTGAGTATTACCGACTTCACCCAGGTTATGACCCAGAGTATATACTGCCGTTGCAGCATCAGTTGCCTTGAGGACTCTTGCTCCGCCAGGTTTTGCACCCTTGAGCAGAAGTGCCTGGTCTTGAATCAGAGTAATTGCAGGACCATCATTGAATGCAATAGTTGCATCACCAGCAGTTGCAACTACGCGATAGTATCCAGTTTGCACTGTTTGATACTCTGTAGCGGCAGCAGCAATACTGTTTGTGCTTAGGACGTTTAGTACTGTCATGTCGTGTTATTTCGTGTCAGTATTATTTATCTCTTTTTGTTGTTTTAGCATTTTTTGTAGGTCTGCTGTAGAGCCAACAAACATCGTGTTATTAACAGTAGACGGTCCAGACTTCTTTTCATCAGCATCCAACTCCTTCATCTTCTTTTGTAGATCAATCAACTTATCAGCTGTATCTGCTACGTTTTTAATAAGTTGACCTGCAACTTCATAAGCACGAGGATGATCTGACGCTCGTGCCACATCAAGTATTCCATCAACTGCTTCCTGCCCTTTCATAACTAGGTTATGTAGTTGAGCACGACTGACCTCATAGTCTTGTCTGACATCTTCGGTCTCAGATTTTTTGAGAGTTGGTTTCACCTTCTCAACATGCTTCTGGAGATCCGAAGGTTCGGCACCAAATGCATCGTTGAGACCATCAAAGGGGTTTGCCATATCAAATGTCCTCGTCTTGTCCGCTTACAGGATTGCGTTTCTTGTTGTCTGAAAACTCTGCTTTGAGCTCGCCAAAACCAAAATCGTCGTCTGCATCTGCAGTAACTGGATCTGGCTCCACTGTGTATCTGACGTTTCTTGGAGCGGTAGATGTATTGGTATCGGCATAGTAATCGACGATTGCCTTTTTGATCGTCTTGGAATCGCTGACAGGACCGTATAGATATGTCTTGCAAGTAAATTGCAATGTATAAATGATTGCTCTACGGGTGGAAAAATCGCCCTCATAATCATCTTCGTAGTCAACACTAGTTAGGACTACAGGCACATCTCTAATTTCAGTAGCAATATCTTCCAGCATCTTAACCGACAAGTTGTAATGTGGTTGGAAGTATGGAAGAATTTGCTCTAGAATTTCCAAACCATCTTCTTGAGTTTTGGAAATAATTGCCAACTCAAAAGAGAGATTGTAGGGCACGGGCATATAGACATTTTTATTTTCGTCTACATCCTTCGCAACCTTGATTTTCTGAGTAGGTGATACCTTTCTTACTGGATCATACTGAATACCATTGATCTCAAAAGAGATTCTTGGCAGAGTAATCTGGACCCTTTTGTTTGTGGGATCAGGGGTAGCATCCAAACGTGCTAGGAATTTTTGCTTTGGACCATACGCCAAAGGCACTTTCATAACCTGATCGTCCTTATGGATCTCAATGTTATTAAACAGAGTACCAAAAGCAACAACGGTCTTTCTAAAAATTGAATGATATGAATACGTACCTAACATCAGATTGTAGTATCAGTAGTGGACCCAACGCTGCCGAATGGATTAACTTCGGTGAAGTCTAGGATGTCATCATCCTGTGTTTCAAACGAATAGTTTTGATCGATGGTATCAGCGGTATTAGTATTATTTAGTGTGTTGTAAGACTCAGGACTCCAGAGAGCACCTGAGGTTAGACCCTTCACTGTTTCAGCGGTATTAAAAGTTCCTGTGCGGTTGATAACTTGAAGCTCTCTTGTGCTGGAATTCCAAGACTTGACTTCTGCTCTAGAGTCTTTGGGGGAGTAGTCAATCGAGACAGTTGGTGCAGAAGTGTAACCACTGCCCCCAGATGTAATAGATATGCCAGTAACAATGCCAGCAGAAGAAACCGTAGCAGTCGCTGTAGCACCATTGCCTCCACCTCCAGAGATAGTGACTGTAGGTGGTATAGCAGACTTGTAATACTCACCACCGTCTGTAACTGTGATTGCGTTTACCGCCCCCGAATCAATCGTTGCAGTCGCAAAGGCGCGATAAAGGTCCCCAACGATCTCTTCACCGACGCTAAAGTCGCCAGATCCGCCAGCATCCATAACCAACTTGATAGCAGCGGCGAAGGCAGTTTCGATAGCGTCGATTTCTGCAACACCAGTGTCGATGTCTTCGTCGCTGTACTCGAAGAGTTCGCATTGACACTCCCAGACATATCCTTTACCTAGTTGATAGAAAGGTCTTTCTGCTTCTACAAATTTGATTTCAAACAAATGCTTTGTCCTTGGAAACCAAATAAGATCTCCCTCGTTTGGGCGACCTTCTACATTCAATACAGCATTGTCATCAACTTTCTCTTCAAACTTCTTGCGGGAGAAAACAAATGTAGTCTTGTCTTCGATTCTTACACCAAACTTGGAAAGCAATTCACCTTGACCTTCCCAACCTTCTACGTTATTAACGTATGCTCTGACTTGTAGTGCTTGGGTGAATGTGCTTGTTTCTACCTCGTTTAGGATTGTGTCTCTATTGACATATGTCCTAGGTAGATAGTAAATGTCCTGACCATACAACTCGATACTTTCTACCATTAAATTCTCAATGAATGTCTGCTCTTGTGCAGACCCATTGAGATTCAACCTACAAGACGAGGTGTAGTCTGACTGAATACAATTTTCTGGTGGATCGTTTGTGTAAGTCATCCGATTAGATCAAGTGGTGGTAATTCGTATGTGCTACGTACTTCTTCCTCAAGGTCTTTCTTGAATTGACTTGCGTCCTCAAGAATCTGACGACCATTCAAAGTTACGCCACCCAGCATTTGTATACCATCATACTTGCTAAGGTTACGTCCCCACTGCTGTTGGAAGAGTGCTTCAACATAGTCTTTCAACCAGTTGTTATTGTACATTGCAGTGTAAGTTTCAGGGTCTTGACGCATAAGCATCTCAACCATAATGTAATCTCCTGCTTGAAGATCATTCCAATCAAAATCAAGATAGAGTCTACCCTGATGCTCATTAAATCTAACTCTACGATTTGCTTGAGAGTTAGTGACGAAATCCAATGTCTCAAGATATTGAGAGGTCATAAAATAATGAAGAATGTGACCATGCGTCATCGCATAGATGTCATTCAGGAAAATCTGATACTTGATATTGAAGATATTTCCAGGGACAATGCTCGATGTGCTGATGCCCGTATAGACATGATTGACCCCCAAGACCCCAGGGGGAAGATCTACATAAGTATTATTTTCATACCAGTTAGTTGATCCCTGCTGAGTAGAAGATTGAGCAGCAGTTTTGATTGCATCAGTGACCTCAATGGTCATGAAAGTTTTGTAACTTCCATTAAAGTGATACTCTTGAAAGTAATCAATCGCCTCTTCAATCAGGTCATCCAGCTGCTCATCACATACATTGATGTCGATGGCAGGGAAACCTAATCTGCGAAGAGCATAATTTTTTAGCTCAGTCTTAGAAGCGGGTCTAGTTGCGGACATTTGTTATCAACCGAATGATTGGATAGTAAGTGTAGAAACATCACCTGCAGTTACAGTTTCAGTCTTCTTGAAGAATCCATCAACGTTGTCTACAGTTACCGAAGTTGCACCGACAGCAGTAATAACACCTGTGGTGCCAGAGGTGCCGCCTGTGACGGTATCACCAACTGCCATCTCAACGACAGCAGAGACATCAATAGTTGCGTCAGCACCGCCCCCAGTGATGGTGATAGTATCGCCAACAGCATAACCAGATCCATCGGCGTTGATCACAACAGCAGTAACAACACCACCAGAAGCAGTGATGTCAACTGTTAGACCTACGCCACTACCACTAGATGTGGTAGCAACTGCGGTTGCAGTGTTATATCCAGTGCCACCAGCGAGAGATCCTGCATCGAGAGCAGTCACATCACCAGGAGTAGGATCACCAGACAGATTCAAGACAAGGGTTGTAGCAGTTGCAAGGTTGTTGAGCATTGCTCTCAGTTGCTCATATGCATTATCAAGCTTGTCTTGGACTCTTGCTTCAGTGTAGTAGAGGTTGGTGCCCTCAGACAGATCTGAAGTACTTGCAGCAGCGATTCGAGCATCGGCGCGAGCATCGGTGAAGTATAGATTGGTCGATCCCTCAGATACATCGTCTGTATCTTTAGTAGCAAGACTTGCATCAAAACGTGCTTCAGTATAGAAGATGTTGGTGCTGCCCTCAGTAACATTATCAGTATCAATGTCTACCTGAGTGACGCTCAATTCACCAGCACCAGACAACTCAATGCCAGTGCCGTAGGTGAAGTGAGTGCGAGTGCGAGCAGCAGTTGTAAAGAGATTTGTGCTACCTTCGGTTACATTATCAGTATCAATATCTGCCTGAGTTACAGACAGCGTGTAGGTGCCTGCAGCATCATCATATACCTTAGTGATACCAGTGCTTGCAACAAACAGTGCATCGATTCTGTCATCGACACGCTCATTGGTGAAGTAAAGATTAGTGCTGCCCTCTGCAAGAGCATCCGTATCGTGGTTGCTGATGTCAGAGGTTTGACCTGTAACATTACCAGTTACGTTACCAACAACATTACCAGTTACATCACCAGTCAAATCTGCGGTGATTACATTAGCAGCAAAGTTACCAGATCCATCACGAAGGACGAGGTTGTTAGATGCGTTGGTGCTTGCAGAAGCGACGTTAATGGTTGGGTTACCAGAAACACCATCAGCATTGGTTAGGGTGATACCAGACGATGCTGTAACTTGCAGAGTGCGTTGTGCATAGGTATTGGCAGCAGTTCTAGAAACAAAACCAGTGCCCGCCATTGCAGCGAGTGCAGTGATGTCTGCATCGTTATAGGTAGTGCTGATAGTTACGTCGGCAGATCCATTGAAGGAAACGCTGCCATCGACAACTCCGTCGATTGTGATTGTCCTTGCAGTCTTAAGAGTGTCTGCAGTGAGAGCGTTACCCTGAATACCAGCGCCAGCACCAGTGCCAGCAGCAACAGTAATGATGTTAGCCGCGAAGTCTCCACTTGAATCTCTATTAACAACAGTTGTAGGTGTTGCTGCCGAGGCAGTTGTCATGCTGTCCAAAAGATCAGCATTCAAGTTGTTGATCTTGTTAGTGGTAGGAATGACCAGAGCAGGACCAGAAGTAACCTGAGAAATGATCTGCCCATCTACAGTCAGGGTGCCATCAATGTTGGCATTGGCATCAACATCAAGAGCCGTGCCAGACCCAGTAAGATTAAGACTACCAGCACGAAGAGGAGCGTCTGTGCCAGAATGAATCTCAGAGTTATTGGTTGCATCAACTAGGAATGTGTATTGGGAGGACGATCTGTCGAATCCAAAGAAACCCACTTTCGCAGAGCCGTCGTAATAACGGAACTCAACACCACGGTCCTTACCGTCGTTAGACGCGGGTGCTGTGTCACCACCCAAAGTAATAATAGGGTCATCGAGAGTTGTGACCGTAGAATTGATAGTAGTGGTTGTGCCATTAACTACGAGGTCTCCGCCAACAGTCAGTGTATTGTGTAAAGTTGCATCACCAGTGCTTACATCGACAAAGAATGCATTTCTGGAGTTTGCATCATCCCAAACATAGAAGTCACCACCAACCCATGCATTCTTAGTTACTCTAAAACCACCATCGGTTGTAAGAGCAACAGAGTTGTCACCGAATGATGTAGCATCTGAATTATTGGTAATCGAAACACGACCACTGAAACCAGTGTTACCAGACTGAGTTGTGCTACCAGAAATCTCGAAGTCACCATAGACACGCATGTTGCCGCCAACAGCGAGGTTTCTTTGGACTGCAGCACCACCAGTTAGTCTCAGAGCACCATCAGCACCATATTGACCAGTAAGAGTCTGATCAGTGTTATTAGTGAGTGTAACAATACCCGATGCACCCAGAGTGTCGTTGATCTGAGTAGCATCACCAACTGTCAAGGTGCCGATGATATTCGTATTACCATTGTCTGCATCAACACCAAACTTCTCAACAGCAGATCCGTTTCTGATAGAGAAGACTTCGTTAGCAGCATCAACAATCAGAGAATCATTGATAGTTGTTTGACCTTGGACAACCAGTGTGCCGTCAGTTGCAACGTTACCAGAGGAAGAAGCAACAGTAAACTTGTCTGTGCTGCCACTTCTAACTGCAAAGTTAGCGTCAACATCAACAGTATTGTTGAATTCTGTTGTGCCAGTAACAACCAGAGTGCTACCAAGAGTTGTAGCAGCATCAACATTCAAGGTCGAATTCAACTCAGTATGACCATCAGCAGTCAGAGTGCCTTCAATGTTGGTGTTACCAGTTACATTATCAACAAAGAACTTATCGGTTGTGCCGTTTCTAACAGCAAAGTCTGCATCAACATCGACAGTGCCATTAAATTCCGAGTTGCCAGCAACATCGAGTGTGCCTTGAATATCGGTATTACCAGATGCACCCAAGACAGAAAACTTAACGGTATCTCCAGCATTCTTTTTACCAACAAACAGATCTTCACCAATGTGAATGTCTGTAGCAACGCCAGCACCACCATAAACTCTCAAGTTAGAGGTGTCATGTGTCGCATAAGAAGGAGTATATGCTGCAGAAGATCCAGTCCTCAGTTTATAACGGACCTGCAAGTAGTTTTGTCTGTTGAATGTTGCAGTCGTATCTTCTTTCTGTACGATCTGACCGTTGATGTAGATGTCAGAGTTGAAGAGCATCTCGCCTTCAATGTAACCGCCGCCATCAACACGAAGAGCACCATAGTCACTGCTACCAATCTCATAGAGACCAGTGCCACCATTCAAGTTAATAGTAGGTTCGTCGGTGCTCTCGAAGTATGTAAGACCAGCAACATTCAGAGTGCTGTTAAGGTCAGTAGCACCAGTTACTGTAGTTTGACCAGTAACGCCTAGGGTGCCAGCAATAGCAGTGTTACCAGAAGCAGCAACAACATTGAATTTATTAGTGTTGACATTGAAGTTACCAGTTACATCAAGAATGCCAGCAAGAGATCCGTTGCCAGTTGTAGATTGGAATTCTACCTTAGTGGTGCCGCTACCATTATTGAGTTGCAGTGTCTTAGAAGCACCTTGAATGACCATATTGTCATCAAAGCGAGAGGTGCTATGGACACGCAGAGTGCTGTCAATATCAACCAGACCACCGATATTAACGTCCTGACCAATACCAGCACCACCAGCAACTACAAGATCACCAGTTGTATTGGAAGTAGAGTTGGTGTTAGTGGTAAGTTTTACATTACCAGCAATAATACCAGAATCAGTGCCAGTAAAGACTTCGGAAGTATTTGTAGCAGCGTGAAGGAAACGATAACCACCTTCATGACCACCCAGATCAGTGTAGTTAGTATCCCAACCATAGAAACCTAGACGTGCTTGAGAATCATAGTATCTAAACTCAACACCACGATCCAGATTATCGTCAGCACTTGGAGCAGTATCACCACCGAGAGTAATGATGGGGTCATCGACTTGTAACGTCGTCGAATTGACAGTCGTAGTGGTGCCGTCAACCTGAAGATCACCCCAGACCCGTACGGTGCCAGTGTTGTCACCACTATCGCCAGGATCAATATTGATAGTAGCGTTGCCAGAAGCAAGATAATTGTCATAGACCTTCAAATCTTCGATCAGGATTTTACCTGCTGTAGTAGCACCTGCTGCGGCAGCAACCGTAGCGTTAATCGAGACCGAATCGTCGGCAGTCATTACAATGTGTGCAGTGCCACTGCCAGCATTGTTAGAGAAAATATTGAAATTTCTTGGAGTTGCTACGTTTTGTGATTGTCTGATTGTGAAATGACCAGATCCATTCTTCTCTATCTTCTGATCAACTCCTCCATCAAGATCAATATTAGGATCAGAAAAATAGGAACGGACGTTAACATCAATTTCACCAGCGCCACTGTCGCCTGTATTATTAGCGCCAAACAGAAGATTGCCGCTTGTATCGTTAATGTTAATATAGTTGAGATAATCAAATCCAGTGTGTGCCGTAGCTGTTGTAAGCTCATTATCTAATTCAAATTCTTGGACGGTATTACCGTCTGTATAAATGATTCTATTATTTTGAAGTTGTGTATTATCTACTCCAGCGGCGGCGATGGTGACGTGCCCGTTGCCGTCAACATCAAAATCTTCCTGTGCAAAACTAGCCAGTCCCTTCTGCTCTGTTGCCGCAGCCGCGAGGTAACGCCATGATCCAGTATCACCACTGGAATGAGTAGGAGCACCAGCACCAGCACTAATGTCCGCAATTGCTTGATAGACTTTTGATGCATTCTCGATAATATCATATCTAGAATATGCAGTGCCTGCATTATAGATAGCATACTTACTACCTTCAGTAGCAGTAGCAATAGGCACATTTGTGGCGGATGTAAAACGACCCCACTGGTCAACAGTAAATTTAACTGCGTTTACTGTCTCAGTGCCAAAAGGCTCATTGTTACCACCAAGAGCACTTACCGAAGTTAGGGACTCTGTATTATAGTTACCAGGAGTAACAGTTGTGCTAATTAGATCAAGTTGCGTGTTTCCAGAAACACCATCCTGGTTTGCCGAAGAAATTCTTCCAGAAGTGCCAACAATGTCTCTAGTTTGCACAACACCAGTAGAGGTCCTAGAGATGTAACCAAATGAGGTTAGAGATGCAAGAGAGTTGAGGTCAGCATCATATGGTTGAGCACCAGTGCCTTCAATACTAGTATCCAATCCATATTCTTGAATAGTTGTAGGATTGGTAGCTTGAATAACTCTACCTTTAGCATCAACAGTAACTTTTGTATAAATTGCTGAAGGAGTTGCTGTGCCATCATAGTGTGGCAAACTAGCAATCAAACCCAACTCTGCATTGATAGACAGGTTAGCAGATCCATCAAACAGACCAGATCCAGTCAAGTCTCCTGCTAGTTGAATCTGTCTAGTAGAAGCAAGTCTCGAAGCGGTAGAAGCATTACCGATAAGGGTTGACGTGATTGTGCCAGCAGAGAAGTTACCATCTGCATCTCTCTGCACAAGAGTATTTGCTGTGTTAGAGGTAGACTCAATAGGTCTTTCATAACGCAAAGAGTTCCATGCGGTAACACCATCACCGATCTTGAAGCGACCCGTATCTAGCTCGATTCCTAATTCGCCTTGAGCAAGCGTGGGGTTAGCGTTTGCCCATTCCTGAGCGCCACCTCTTCTTAATTGAATTCTATTTGCCATTT